CCGCCTGAGCCGTGCGAGGTGGTGGCGGACGTAGATCCCGGCGACGGTGGGAAGCCCGTGCGCTGCTTCCTGCGCTGGCTGGGAGGCGTGTGGATGTTCAAAAATCTGGATAAGAAGATCGGCATGACAGTGATCCGGTGGCTGCGGCTGCCGGAGGTTGAAAAGGAGGACACATGATTGACCTGCATATTGATCGCGGGCACCTGCGGCGGTGTTACGTCGATGGCGATCTGTCGACGATCGCCGGAGAGTTCGGTGTGGCGATCTCCAGTATCTATGGGCAGCTTCTTAAGCGAGCCAGTGCGGACAACGCTGCCCAGTTCAAGTTTCTGATCCAGCTCACAGCCTGCGACGATTCTCCCGTGTGGGATGACATGCTGGGCGACCTGCCTGCCGTGTTTGCGGCAGGCCCTGCGGCGGATGCGATCCGCCGAGCGTCCGAGAAGGGGGGGCAGCAGCATGACGACGATTGATCTGACCCGCGACCAGTGCGCCGCGCTGGCCAACTTCCTGCGGCGAA